ATACCTGAGTATGACAACACTAATGATTTGGTTCGGGACAGGATCAAAATGAAACGCAGTAACATTCTTGACCGTTGGTATAAAGAGCGTGATGCTTTTCCTAGTTCTACGGAGCCGAAAGTTGCCAACAAGTGGTGTGCTTATAATGCGTTTCAAGGAGCGGAACAGCATTACATTAATGCTAAAGGTCGTGGTCATAACTGGTCACGGGATCGTGCGTTGATTAAGGCTGTTGATGGTAAGACACCGTTGGCTACTCAAGCGTTCAACTATTTGAGAAACTAATGTTAACTAAAATATTATTGGTCGGCGTTTTGGGATTCATAGGGTCTTGTTACCCTGTCTCTTCCACTAGCCGAGTTCAAGTGCCTGTTATCACAGTGCCTACTTCAACAACGATGGTGTGGGAGGAAACTGACTACGCTAAACACGTTGCTTCTGAACCTATAGAGGAGTGTCCTGCGTACGGTTCGTGTGACATACCGGAACATGAGTACATTGCTCATCTTCCTACGTTGCATGAACTGGTGCGGGAATACTTTGAACCAGAGGATGTGTCTTTAATGTTACGAATTGCTTTCTGCGAATCGTCTGCTAAACCAGATGATAAATGGTCAGAGGCTATTAATCCTAAGAGTGGGGCGACAGGCTGGTTTCAGCACATGCCTGACTGGTGGGAGGAGCGTAGTCATAAGGCTGGGTTTAGTGGTTGGCTTTCTGTTGAACCACGTGCTAATGTGGGGGTAGCAGCATATCTATTTTATAATAAAGATAGCAATAAAAGGTGGGGTGGCGCATCCCACTGGTATCCAAGCAGACGATGCTGGGGAGGAAAATAATGGGAATACCACCTACAGGTTTGATTGAGACTCTCACACGGGAAGAGTATCTTCGTTACCGTGAAGAGGATCGTCAAAAAGAAAAAGTCTTTGCCAAAGGGGTAAAGCAAATATACAAGGAGGCAGCAGCCTATGAGTAATAAATTAGACAGTTTCCCTACTACGAAGGGAGCAATCAGACGTAGATATGACTGGGATGAATGGAAGGATGGGGAAGTTCACGAACTTGTGAACCCTGATGACTTTGAAGTCCCAGTTGAAAGTATGAGGGCTATGGTCTATAGACACGCTAGTAACATGGGTGTGCCTGTCCGTACTGCTAAGACAAGAACAGGTTTGGCTATTCAATTCATCATTTTTGATGAACAACCAGAAAAGTTAGTTGATGTGGAGTGGTAAAACTGACAGACCATGAAGGTAATGAGCATGATCTTGTCCCTAAGGTGTCAATTGACTGGGGGTGTAACCCTGCTGAGTTCGATTGGGCTACAATATTAAGGCATGAAGTGATTGCTTTAAACTCTGTATTAAGTAAAAAACAAGGCGTGTTGGATGCTCTTGAAGGTATCCAATCCGTAGAAAATGCAAACGATATTATCAGATGATAACAATCTGGGGGGCGGGGTACTACCCCTCCTTGTACCTCGTCCCCTTCAAACAAAGGAGAAAAAATGTCAGACGACAACAATGAACAAGTAGAGATGGACATAGGACAGTTCGCTGCTTCTATGGCTGTTATACAAAACAAACTATTAGGAGATTTCCTGCACGATTTAGGACATATATGTCATAAGTATATGAATGATTTTGCAGGGTTAATGGAAGGGTTCGAGCATGTCCCACAGCCAGACCACAAAGAAGAAGAAAAAAGTAACACAAATTTAATATTAATTGACGGCGAAAAGGAGTAATTTGTTGTAGCCTCCCATATGAACATATGAAATATGAACAAATGACCGTCACGGAGTGACGGTAACATATGAATATATTCATATGGTGCTTGACACACAACTTAAACTAAACTAAGATGGATACCATGCAACCTACGAAACCACCAGAAGACGCAATCATCCTCAGACAATCATGGCTAGGTGACCTCGCTATGTGTCCTGAGAGAGCCAGACAAGTCCGTGAGGGCGTTGCGATAAGCACAGACTCATCCAACACCGTCCTAGGCTCCGCAGTCCACTACGGGATAGAACAGTGTCTCATCGATAAGATGGACACAGGCGTACCCATGTCTAAAGCAGACACACTAGACGCAGCGATGCAATACTGGCAGAGCCACATCAAAGACATCGTAAGGTGGAACCACAAAGAAGGCGAACCAGAAAAAATTATTGAAGCCAACTCCAACGTCTGGTGGGACGAAGTGATGCCCGACATACACCCAGTAGCAGTAGAATATGACTTCTGCCTTCCGCTTGTACCCCAACACACTCCAGAGATATGGTTAAAAGGCACCATCGACTGCATACAAGAAGCACCATTGCCCATATTGGATTGGAAAAATCCGGGTCGTAAACCATCCGCTGAATGGGAGAAGAAACGCTGGTCAGTTCAAGCCGCCGCATACACATGGGCTGTTCAAGCAATGGAACCACAAGGCTTCGGACAGGCACAGAACTTTGAATTCGTTTACCTTGTTAAAGGTGTAGTACACAGAACATATTTAGAACTTGGACCGGCAGATTGGGCAGGACTGGTTGCGCTTGCCCACTCTGCTGGAACACAAATAGCCGCTAACCTACCAGAGTGGCCACTCCACATGAGTGGCTGGCACTGTTCACCAAAGTGGTGTCCGGCATGGAATTCTTGCAGGGGTAGGTATGCGGGTCCCGACCCATGGGACCAACTATAGGAGGTAATAACCTTATGGGAGAAAAAGACATACGGATATCAATATCACGCAGAAGCGTGGCACAGGTAGCACCGTACGAATCAGAAGAGGCTTCTGCAAGCGTGGAACTCTCACTAGATGCTGACACTTCAGCCGAGGAAGTGATAGCACAACTCAAAACGTGGGGTGATCGTATCGCCACCGCTAACTTTGAAGCACTCGGTATCGGCTACGAGATAGACGAAGTTGCTGTACGGAGGTTACAAAAAAGCCTTCCCGAAAACAACCAGAGTCCTGCCGTGGCTGCCGCCCCGTCAGCGCCAGCATCCGCTCCAACCAAGAGTGCGTCCGCTGGTGAAGAAGTATGGCGAGACATAATGGACAACTCAGACAACTGGTTTGTCAACTGGCCTGACATTGTTAGTGGCGTAGAAAGCAACGCCAGCCGTCCCGCTTACAGAAAGAAGGGACCTAACGGTACAGGCGTTTGGTTAATCAACCGTGACAAAGAGAACTCTGCCGCATTCCCAGAATGGTTTGTCTGCCCAAAGACAGGCAAAGGGTCAGAGGAACTCCTTGAAATAGGTAGACAAATCAAACAAAAGTCCTTCGCTAAGTAGGGGGCATGGCGGTACTTCACTCAGAAGAAGAGATCGCACGTAGACTGGCAGAAGCACAACAGGAAGCGGACGACACAACTTCAGAAGAGATAGAAGATACGTCACCACAACGACCTAAGCGTTTCCCACTCTCATCCACCGTAGTCGAGAGTCTGGTCGGGTTCATCAGGAACCCAACGGAACGCTGGTACCTTGGGTTTCCAGAATTTGATCTGGCGACCCGAGGTATAGGTCGAGGTGAAGTTATGATGGTTATCGGACGTAGCCACACAGGTAAAAGTCAAATACTTTTAAATTCCATAGTGTGGAACCTGATCAACCAACACGACTCATATGCCGTAATCTTCTCCCTTGATGAACCAAGAGAACTAGTTTTAATGAAACTGTTCTGTTTACTCAAAGGACGCTCATCAGAAGAAGTCGAAGACGCAATCAAAGCAGGGGACAAAGACACCCTGTCTGACCTTGAACGTGCAGCAACACAAGAACTATCTCGTGTAGCCATCATCGACGAAGCGATCAACCTGACAGAAATGAGTCGGGTAATGGAAGAAGCCAGAGCATGGTGGGGTGCTGAACCCTCATTCTGCATGATCGACTACCTAGAACTGCTACCCGGAGGGGACGCAGACGCAACAGGAGTCACATCAAAAGCCCAAGCAGTTAAACGCTGGGCTAAAGAAGAACGAGTACCAATAGGGCTAGTTCACCAAGCAGGACGAGGCAGCGCAGACCCCGGAAAATCAGCCGGACTGTACGGAGGTAGATACGGAGGTGAGCAAGAAGCCATCTTCGTGTTAGAAGTCTATCGAAAGAAAGACAGAACAGACCTGTCCGACTGGGAAACCCTCTACCACGCCAACTCCGTTAATATGAACCTGTGTAAAAACAAACGCACAGCGAAACTGTTAGACCAAACCTATTACATGGACCCAACAGCAGGGCATGTACACCCATACCATGAGAACCTGATACCAGAGGCGCAACGATGAACTGTTGGCACTGCAACACAGAACTCATATGGGGTGCAGACCACGACCTAGATGATGACCTTAGACCAGCCATCATGGACGGATCGTACTCAATGGTAACCAACCTGAGTTGCCCCTCATGCAACGCTTTTGTGGAGGTATACATATGAATCCAGAAACAATAGAAGGCTTCGCAGAACTATTCCAAGGGGGGAAGATAGCCAAATCACACAAAGACGGCTACTTCGCTCCTATGGAGGCAACAGATGGCACACATTTTAATGCCACAGGGGACGTTTTCCTGAGGGCTGTGGAGGCTCACCTAACAGAAAATGATGCAGGCATAGGGGTTTACCCTCTCATCGCCTTAGAGGACCCCACAGACGGCTCTCAGAGCCTTGTAGTTCACTGGGGTTGCGTCGATTGGGACGAAGGAATGGCAGAATCCTTTAAACACGCCAACAATGTATACAATCTATTGAAACAATTAGGTGTCAAATCATGGGTGGAAACATCCAGATCAAAAGGACACCACCTGTGGGTATTCTTTCAAAAACCACTCCCTGCACGTAAAGTCAGAGAAGGACTAATAGGAGCATGCAACATAGTTGATGCACCCATCAAAGAAGTAAACCCTAAACAAATAGAACTAACAGGAAAAGGATTCGGCAACGGACTGAGACTCCCATACCCACACGATCACGAAGCAGGCAGACAAGAAATGAATAACCTAGAATATTCTTTCTCAATGGTTCCATCACGAGTCTTCGTAGAAGAAGCATTACCAACCAGAGTAACCGCTGAACAATGGGAACACGTACACACCCTATATAAACAAGCAGAACCTGCACCAGTCAGAAGAGAATCATTCAGTTACACAGGACGCAGACTCACAGGACTAGCAGAAGCAATCAGAAGAAACGGTCCACGTAGAACAGCCGACAAACCACACGGTGACAGATCGTCCACCCTATTCGGGTTGGCATGTGCCATGATAAGACAAGGCTACACCGACGGGGACATAATGAAAGAACTAACTTCAGCCGACTCAGATTGGGGAGGCAAGTTCGCTTTACGCACCGACGGTGAGCAAAGACTACGGAGACTAATAGACAGCGCACACACAGACGCATGGAAAGACCGTGAAAAGTACAACACTAAAAATAAATCGTAGACCCAAAGCCAAGGCAAGACCAAGGCACAACAAAAAAGGACAGGTGTTCACACCTAAAGCAACTCTCGATGAAGAGAAAGCGATACGAGCAGCATGGGAAGAAGCAGACTTAGGCACCATGCAAGGACCAGTAGAAGTGTCCTTAACTTACACGCCAGAATGTAGTATAATTACAATACAGGAATCACCACATGATGCTACAACCCTGAGAGGAGACATAGACAACTATGTCAAACTCACATTAGATGCACTCAACGGGACAGCGTGGGAAGATGACAAACAAGTAGTTCGTATCAGCGCTGTGAAGGTAAACCAAATTGATTCTGATTGAATTAGAAAAATGGGAATATGAATGGGCATCTCATGTAGGTATCAGACGCTTTACGGAAAACTGGGAAAAACAAGATGCTTCCCATTATAAGCGCGAATACATGGAAGATGACAGATCCGCACAAGTAGCAGCAGCAATAGGGGAATTGGCAGTAGCACGAGTAACCAACCAATACTGGGGAGGACACGTTTGGGCAGGCAACCGGCATGCAGAAAACCGTAAACGTGCAGACGTAGGACACAACATAGAAGTAAGAAGAGTTAGAACATCTAACAACGCAGCCGTAAGAAAAAGGCAACTAGGACAAGGACTGATCCTGTTCGTGGTACGACCAGTACCACCCGAATTCAGAGAAGTAGAAATGCTCGGGTGGATAGACCACGACGAAGCATGGGGATTAGGAGAGCCTTCAGGTTACGACGCTGACAACACCAGAG